GATAAATGACCCGTTTTGGCCGTCTTTACCGTATATGTCACTGAGTCGTTCGTCAAAGTAGCCTTGATGGAAGGTCGAACTTCCATTCCAGCTGATATAAAATAGATCGTTGTTTGGATTCTGGTAATAGGTCATCATGGTAAATCTCGATTCTGCCCGGCCGGGCGTTAAGTGGGATGGTCAAACGTTGTATGGATCGGACATATGGATTACGTCTTGACGGTCAAGCCACCCGTGACGGTGTACAGCGGCTACGCCATCGCTCGCATTGATCCACCAAACGTACAAGTACTCGCGCCCGTCTCGGGCCTTTGTCCATGTCTCGCATTGTCCGCATGCGGCTACCCATCGTTGGTTATTTACTTCGATCGTCATTGTGTGTTCTCCGTGGCTAGGGTTGTAGGTCTGAAACTGTCATCGGTCCGATCATAGCACATACTCCACCCTATGTCTACCCTATTGCCTACACTTCTGCCATATCCCCTATCCTATCCCCTGTGATAGCAGCACCTTATGAGTGTGAAAAAAATTACACTTTCCCGCTATCCGCTGCGATAATGAAAGGGGCAGGGCGACGAGTCGAGTACGGTGGCATCGGTGCAGACCTATCTCCATCCAACCACTCAGCGAGTCGCCTACCCTCGGACCCCCATTATCTCTGTACCCCTAATCGAGAACGGAGAAAGCCAGGCCATCTTCACGCGGCCGGGCGGGCGGGCGCGCGCGTCAGGATGGTCCAGGTCCGGACGGCGGTCAGTTATCGGACGGGGGCACGGGGGGGTTCGGCGGTCAGCAGCTATATTAAGTGCAACTCACAAGTTCCTCTACCAAACCTTTTGACCTCACCAGATCCCCATCGGTATTCCCTGATGATGGGAGTCGGCAAGCCGGTTTCTCGGCACCAGCGCAATTTTTGCCGTCATCAATTTATTGATGTGTATATCGGGCACTTCAATCCCCATGAACTCAACGACTTCTTTGACCTTATGTCGTTTATTGAGGTCTTCAAACTGGATGGAGAGTTGATTGGGCGATCTGATGGCGAGTAGTCGGTCATACATCAATTCCAGTATCTGGTCGGTGTCTGGTGTTTGTTCAAGGCCAAGGGATTTAACCAGGGCCTTCTTCACTTCATCCAGCGGTCTATGGATAACAAGAAGCGGACTATCGCCAACCAGGTGTTTATCAAACCCTGGTGGGTATGTGTCGCATGACCCTACGCTCCGCATCCCCTGTATTTCGGGAAGGCTGTCCCTATCAAAGGTTCCAGACAGGTATTCATGGAGGCAATAAGAATCCCCAAATGAGAACAAGTGGCTAAGCCACAGTGATCTGCACCTGGGCATTCCTATTGCAAAGAAGGATCTCATCAGAATGAAAGGAACCCACCACCGCTTGTCATCCTATAGCTTTCGGGCTTCCAATCAGGATTCGCAGCCAATATAGCCTCGTGTCCTTTGGGCGAGAGGTATGCGTTCCCGGCATTGGGATTTACGAGTTGCTGGTTGTTCTGATCCCTACCAAGGTAGTATGGCTGCTTGGATATGAACTCATTAGCCCAACTAGCCCCTCGTGCTGTTTCCCTTGGGTTAACCGGATCGTATCCCAATCCCTTTCCATATGGATCTTTTTCAGTTGGTGCTGAGGCAGCAGTAAAGCCAAACATGGAGGCCAGGCTTTTATTGCTTTTGCTAGAACTCTTAGCTGGTGGCTTTGATGTCTCTCTAGGTTTAACTGGATCGTAGGCCATATCAGAAGGTCTCCTCTGTGAAAAATTTTTCACAGTGCATAGGGTTTGGGCTCAGTAGTCATACGGTGGAAAGTCAATGGAGTACGGTTCCATTGGCTTCGGGAGTAAATCGGGCTTAAGGAAGTCAACTAGCAGAATGGCTCGGGTTATTTTGTCGTGGCTGTTCCAGGCCTCATGCTCTACCGTGTCGTCGAAGATGATGCAGCCACCCTCCACCCACGGGGATATCGTATCCCCTACTTGGATGGCACATCCAGTTGGCACGATGAGCCCAAGGTGGAACCGTAGAACGGTGTCGGTATATCCTGTATGCGGGAGTATGTGCGATCCTGGCTTTAGGACGCTGAATCCAGAAGTGGTCATGTCTGGAATCTTACGGACCAGCTCGGTTGTGACTGGGCAGAGGTCGCAGTTGTCGTGCATGACATTCCCGAATGCGTGTAGGCCAAAGACTTCCCAGCCACCCTCGTAGATTTCACTCTCGGGCCAAGACATCAGCATATTGTCGTGAAGTTGCTCATACTCGGTCCTGATGGCACGCCAGTTGTCAGCGATGTCAACGGCCCATGGGAAATCCTCCGGGGAGTAATAGGTCATGTCAACCGCCTTCTATGAGCCTGCAATCGTCGAGGCATTTTTTCCTTGCCCAAGACCACAAGCAAGTGCGGTCGGCTGGAATTAATAATCACATTCTCATCATAGAAGTTCATTGCGTCATCGCCAGCGGATGATACTGGTTCGGACTCTATATTGACCTTTCCGACCCACAACGGATAATCAGAAGCAGTCATAGACTTTGTAGCCTCAGCTACATTCCCGCTCCATCTTCCAACTCCACCAGGGATACTTGTGCTGTTGCTTACGGTAGTAATGTTTCCACCGGCCACAGGCCAGGTCGCGCGGAACGCATAGTCAGCCCAGTTTGCTAAGTTGGCAGCGACGCTGTTCGATCCAGTGCCCGATGAATGGAAGTCAATAGTGTTGTTTGTGTCTGATGATGTAGATGTGGCTTGAACCCGTATTCTTGCCGATCTAATCCTAGAAGCAGACTTAACATCGCTCCACCCACTCGCGCCCGTTTCAACCCAGAATATGCAGCGGTCCTCTTTGTTGTCCTGTGGGCTACCATCTACACCATATGGGTCCCGTCTTATTGATTCAATGTTGTTTGAGGGGTTGTCATTTCCACCAACTAACCCCTTCTTTAGCGATGTTGTTTGCAGTTCTATCTTTTGAATTGATTGTCCGAACGCCATTACCGCCTCCTTTTTATCCAGCTCGTTTCTGACTTAGCCAGACCATATGCTGCGTAGTGAATACCTAGTTGCTTCTTAATAAAGTTCTCGCGGATTCTGTCCGCAGACTGATCTGGGTCAAGGTTCATTACATCCTGCCATTGGATGCAACACATCGCCAAAGCCTCGACTTCATCGTCGTGCCCTAAGCAATTCCTGTCTCTCGTGATTCTCGTTATCTGTCGTTGCAAGTCCTCGTTGGCAGCAACGTCCGGGTGGAATACGATACGGTGCTGGTTGAACAAGGGCTCCAACCCACCAATTAATCGAATTTCTTTTTGTCCGCTTACGCGGACTGACTCTAAAGAAGCCTTCCACCCATCGGGGAACTCGTCGTTAACGCCAGCTTCGGTAAACGAAGACTGCAAGATGGGCTCGAACAAGGCAGTGAACATCCCCTGGCCAAAGTTCTCTTCAACAAATACAGTGCGGACATCATGGATCTTTGCCTGATAGGCAAGTCCTTCTAGAACTTCCTTCTGGTATCCACCCTGCCAACCTCCAACAGCCTTCACCCACAAGTAGCCGTTGAGGTGAGATACGATTGCGTATGCAGTCTTATCCTTACCGCGACCCGATGGATCGATCCACATATAGGTGCCGGTGTAGTAAGACCACTGCTTGTCAAACATGATCGGTGCGTGGTAACCATCCCCACCAAATCCCAGAGATCGAAGTTCTTCCATCTTGGTGGAGCCGCCATGGTCATTGCGGGTGCCCCAAGCAATTGTCAATGGTGCCTTCTCCTTCTGGACAGGGAAGACAATTACATCAGACAACTTAAGTGGGTAACGAAGATCGTCACCCAAGTGCGTGAGCATCAGATATTGCATCGCATATGTACTGCGACCTTCAGATGCCTCTCGCTCGATCAACTCATCTAAAGAGAATCGCTCTGGCCAAACTGAGTCCCCCGCCGAAGCATCGCCGCTGGCAAGCGCGGCCTTGATGCCTGGCGCAAGATCGCGGGGCTCGTTGCCAACTGTCGGATACTGGGCTGGCCAGGATTGGAAAACATACCCTGATTCCTCAAGTTTGTCGTAGAGACTTTCTTCATGGTGCGGCGTTCCCAAGAAGATGATGTCCCCTCCGGGGATGAGGATGTTGTCATATTCCTTGACCTCCTCTCGGAGCCTAGTCCGAGAATCTAATGTTAGTGTTGATTGGTTTGTTTCTACATCGTCTGAAATGATACAGGTACTTCTGCTGCCTGTTATCTGTCCCGTCACACTAGCTGCTGTAAACGAGGGGGTGCGGTCACTGTCCGACTGACGAACATCAAACTGCAATGCTGAGTCGCGTTGTCCAGCGGCCCTGTCTGGAGTCATGTGTTGCAGGAATGAAACCTGACCAATCCACTTTCGTACCATGTAGAGGCTGTCTTTACTATGGCGCTCAGACTTACTGACCAATAAGATGCGGTCGTTTTTGTTTCTGAATAAACGCCACAGGCAATACCCAAGTGTTACCCAAGTCTTTGCTGCACCACGAAACGCTCTGACACCCCTTCTCCTTGGGCCACTTTGTAGCCAGTCAGCCATCTGCCTCTGGTGTTCTGCCAGTGGTGGAAGACCAACACTACGCCACAACTGATCCAAGAAGAAGGGGAGGTCGTTCGCTAGTCGAGTTACAAACGCTTCAATCTGTTCTTTGGATTTCGTATCGGACTTCACGGTTTGTTCTCTTGTAGAACCGGAGCCACCATCCGCCGAGAGGCTTTGGTGGGCCGCCCCGCTCAATGTGCCATCCACCCGTTCCGTCTCCGTACTCGTCTTTGTAGGTTGCTGTTTTGATGTGCGTTTGTTCGTCAATGTAGATTTCGCCAGTCTTGGATACGCGCTCTCTAGCAATGGGTACGACCCATGCATCGTGTGTGTGACCAGACACTACAATATGAGCGTCCGGCAAATACACCGATTGCCTATTTGTCTGGATCACGCCTCTCGTTACGGGGCCGCCGCCGCCAGATCCATGAAAGAACTTCATGCGGAAGCGCTGCCGATGTCCATGTTGATCTGCGACGAAGTTGACCCACCCACCGTACCCGCCGCTTACGATCTGACTCCCCGTCTCTTGGTTCAGGCCCTGAACCGTCCTCTCTATTAGATTCGTTCCCCATTTTTTAGTCACCGCCGTTTCGTGATTTCCCTGCGAGATAAGAATCCAATTCTTTGCGTACGGGCTATAGAAAGTAACAGCTTCCGACACCAAGGAATCAAAGTACGATTCTACATTGTACTCATTGCGCATTGCATCCCGGTTTTGTCGGCGGTCGTCTTTCCACGCCATCGCATCGTGCATGTCACCAAAGTCTAGTATCCCCGCTTCTCTTGCCAAGGCTTGGTCTAGGTGACGTTTCTCTAACCCGTGGTCACAGTGTGCATTGTCGTGATGTCTATCAGACGACAACAAGAACCACTGCTCCCACTCTGTTCCACTTTCCACATCCATCCGTACTTCGGTCACTGCTTTACTGAGTTTAATTGTCCTGAAGCTCTTGCTCACGCGGGTCCTCCATGTGGTGGATTGATTGAATAGAACACTTGGGTATTGTTGTTACATAATCCCATGTGTGGTCATCCTTGCCTTGTGTCGGGGGCTTGTGGCTCCCGGCAATAGTTATGAACCGATCTTCACTTCTAAGAATAAACCCCAAAGAATAAATCACTTGGGGTTCGGGCAAATCATCCGCGAATAGATCGGCGTTTGGAGCTGGCTCGCAAGAGTCCAGCCATATGACTAAAGCCATATTTTCGTACTCTTGGTTTTCATCAAGCAGTTGCAGAATCTTGTTCATTTGACAATGGCGGCAATTGGTCATCGAACTTCATCCCCCTGCTTTTCATTTCTTCGATAATGCTTCCAATAGGATTGATCTCGGCTGGTTGGTCTACCATTCCGCAATCCTTTAGGCGCTGCCGAATAACATTAAGATCAGCAGCAGTAGCCTCAACCCTTTGCGGGTCCCCCTCTCTGGTAATAATCTCCCGACCGTTACTTAGAAGATCAACAAGCCTGGCATCAAATGTTGATTCCAGTTTTCCCATGAACACTTTCTTCTTGTTGTTTTGTGACATCACGGAAGACCCCTATGTGTTTTCTTCTTTTTGGGTTTAAGCGCCTCTGGAACAACTGGAAGACCAGTGGTCTTGTGAAGTATCCGAAGAATGGCTTGGTTCTGAAATGGAACCATTGTGGCTGCTCTATTGGCAGTATTACGATCTACGTTCCCTGTAAAGAGATCACCCACCACATCCAGTCCTGTTGTTGCAGCAGTAGCTGTGGGTCCTAGCGCTTGGATAAACGCATTCTTTTCATCCCCATAGTACCCCGCCTGTGATGCTCCACCGCCCAGAGTGTTCTTGAGTACGGTGCCCGGACCAAATCCTATAGCATCCATAAGGGCAAATGGCCTGCTGATTGGTCCAGTTAATCCACTATAAGCCGCAGCTTTGTAGGCCATACCTCCTGGGTTGTCTAGCCACATTTGTCCAGAATCAGAAAGGCTACGACGACCGGATAGGTGGTTTGTAATTCCATCTGTTATGGCACCAAGCATCATGTAGTTCCCGTAATACCAGAGTTGCATGTGGGCTGGCATCTGTGCCATTGGTACAAGTCGTTGACCAAGGAACGCGGACATGAACGTCTGGAACTGATTGGCCAGCCGACCAATCATCTTCTGGTTCATCAGCGGCTTATCAAAATATCCGGGAGTCACAACAAGGTGACGGTTCACCTCGTCCCGCATACGGCCATTCAGTGTATCGAGCAGCTTTCTGTTTCCGGGGATGTGGGTTCCCCACTCATCAAAGTTGGGGAGAAACAAATCCTTGCCGTTCCGCATGTACTTCTCGTACGACATCGTTGATCTGATGTCTTTGCCCTTTCGGGTCAGTCCCCTGGAGTAGGTCAGCCTGTGATATCGCCTAGCCGCCTTGATGTCGAATCCCATGTCGTTCATCTTGGTTGCCCAGAACTGAGTTAGTCTCATCTTTGCCATCGCTTGGGCTTGGGGCATTCCTGACTTCATCAAGTCATCTACTCGAACCATTTTCTTAGTCAAGTCCCCCATCTTTTGTAGGGTTTGCATTGCGCCAAGTCTTTTCATCGAGCTGGTTATCCAGTTCATCCCCGATACATGCCCAGAGAAGTCGGCACCTTTAATGGCGGCTTCTTCAATCTTGGCAGTAAATGTTCTGGTAGCCCCACTACCAAATCCAAACTGAGGACTAGACATATCATCCAAGTCACCAATTGCTCTTGTTCTTCCCATTCGATCTGTAAACAAGCCAAGAAGTTCAAGGTCTTTTCTCGCAAAGTTCTTTGTCCAGTTCAGGGCGGCTGGGATCATTCTCATATTTCTGGGGTTTGTTGCCATCATAAAAGTCTGAGGCGCAATGTCATTTAACTGCGCCCAGCCAACAGACCCTAGTTTGGTCACGAAGTTATACCGCTGGATGTTTCGTCCAAACCAAGCTAGTCCACCTGCGTGGTCCCCCGCTGCCCTACCCATGTTATTGCCTCGCATCATTTCCATGGGCTGGTACAAGTCACGCTTTATCTTGTTGTGCGTAACAAGCACATGCGTCGCCAACTTCTGATCTCCAACCAAGTCGGCAGCCTGCTTCATTGTGTTGAAGTGGTGGTCTATAACATCCACGATGTCTTGGGGTTTCGTAATTGGGCGGCCCAACATCTTTGCGTAAGGTGCCATCTGCTCTTGATTATCAAGCAATGCCCGGCGGATTCCAATCTCTCCTGAGACTTGGTGGGAGTACCTGCTCATTGTCGCCTCGGCTTCTTTCGCCAAGTACTTCTCAATCATGCTGTGTGGAACATTGACAGCTCGTTGCCGCAGGTGTGGCTTTAGTCCCAGCCCGTCAACTACCCCGTGTCCCTCGGTGGGGTTCAGGATCTTATCCCTAACGCCCCTTGCCGATTGACGGAAATGCTCCCGCATAGCGTTATCGTAAAGAACCCGAAGTTCAGGAGATAGGTCGCCAGCCTTAACTCCTTTAAGAAAGTTGCCGGGCTTAAACTCTTTTGTGTTGAAGAGAGTGTTAAGTTGGACGGTGCCTGGAGTTGGTTCTGCACCACTGGGTTGTCGCCCAACCGCTTTCCTTACCGCAGCCGCATCAACTTCGCCAACAAGCATCAGTGATATATCAGGCTTATTGACACCTGACGGAATATCACCAACAAGGTCCTCCCAGAAATTATACGCTGGAATAGCAATAGAATCAGCATCTTTGCCTTTATAAGCGCCCTGCTTGCCAAGGGTTCTTGCACGCCCGTTTACAACTTCGCCCGTATGGGTTACCCACGCTGGTCCTGCGTGGGCAGTAGGGCCATCACGAAACAGTACGGCATCATTAGGAGTATCAGTTATTGTTTTAACTACGCCTTTTCCGCCATCGCTTCTTGGCGGGCCTGCCTTCGCAGCATCAGTTTCGTGGAGGACATACTGGGCTGTGCGTCTCTCTCCATTGACAACCACTTCCCTAACTGGTCCCCACGCTACAACAGTCATGTCGTCAGCGCCAGATTTTATATCTGGATGCGGGCCGTGCTTCGCTCCATCCGCAGGTGTCCCTATTACAGTGTCTGTATCCGCGTTCCACTTATTGTCTCGATGCACATCCAAAAGAACAGGGCCATCAGCCTCGTTTCGTTCCATGGCAGATGCAATTCGTGTTTGGGTTGCCGCTGGGACATCATCTATCTCTGCTCTTGACATGCCTGACTGTGGGCGGGTGGGTGCCATTTCATCATGGGCATGAAACAAGTTCTTGCCATGAGCGGCTG